GTATCTCTAATTAATAAAAGGTTTATCATTTTTTTTTATGTTTCCACCACTTATCTATTGTATAAGCTATTGAAACAACTAATAGGATAATCTTTAGAGCTAACTCTATATTAGTGAATGTCGTTACGCTTAATACCGTTGTGTTTAGGACTGCTACTTCTGATATTTCTTGAATTGTTTTTTTTATCGGCATCTTGTAAATACGATTTGAGTTTAGTAATATTAATTGGTTTTGTCTTGTAGTATTTCTTCATTAGTTTAGATTTCCTAATACGTTTCTTAATGTAAAATTAGTTCCTTGATTTTGTGGTCTTTCAAGATTCATTCCGTTGTAAAACGCATTTCTATCAGGGTCTACGTCTGCACCTGTATTTGTAGAGTATTCAGGAAAAAGTGAATTATTATTACAGATGTAGTCAATCATTCTTTCTGTGTAGTATTCAGCCGTATTTCTGATTTCTTCACGCAAATGTTGTGCTTCTTCTGTACTTAAAGCTGTTCCTGTTTCCGAAGTTTTTGAGTAAATATTGCCGTTCTCGATTTTAAATCTGAGGAATGGAATAGCGTGAAAAAAACTAAAGTTCACTAAAACATCAGGAATGTAATCATTTAATAAAGTTGCATAAGCTTCATTTCCTGCTGCGTTTACTGTTCCTGCTACAATTAAGTCTTTTAGCTTTTGATTTAAGTCAGTACCTAGCTTAGTTTCTATATATAGCTTCTGTGCCTGTCTTACATAAGGCAAAAGTAGAGTTGTTGAAATATTAAGGTTTAAAGCACTACTTGACTTCAATACACTTTCTGAGATAAAGAGGACATATGACATTGTTATCTAGGTTTTAAAAATCCGTTATTTTTCATTTTCTTTGGTGGTGTTGCAACTAGCTTATCGTTCTTCTTAGCAGTAAAGCCTTCTGACTTAGCCTTTGTGTAGCCAATCATATCTGCGTCTTCTATCTTAGTAGTCTTAGACTCGCCTATTACAGTTTTAAAGATACGTCTGCTCCAAAAATGGTGGCAGTTACCTCCTCCTTTGTACAAGTCTAATCTATTGTTTTTCAATGACTTACAACAATCTTCGTGTTGGTCTGCTAACCAAATAGAGTAGGTATTTGCTCCTCTTTCTCCCCAACCTGGATTAACAATTTTATTAGTCATATTAATTATATCTTCTTTTCTGTAAAGTTTCTTAGCTGCCATCATCTTTCTGCAAAATTCTCTTTTCTCTCCTGTCTTACTTGTTAGGAAGTTATCTTCAGAATAAACATATCTAACTCTAAAGTAATCATAAGACTTTTTAGATTGTCCATCTTGTTCTGACTTACGACTAGGAATTGCTCTACCTGTTGATGCTAGTTCAATCTTTTCATTAGCTAATTCATTTAATACTTCTTCATAGTTAAAGTCTTGATGTTCTCCGTCTACTACTTCTTCTTCTACTAATTCCCATTCATCAGACATATCTTCTCCAAACTCCTCAATAAACTTATCTAACTCAGTCTTTTCTGTTAAAAGTTCTGTAGCTTCTTGATGACCTTCGCAAGCCATATAGACTTCCTTCCCTTCGTAATCGTGCGTATGATACCCTTCACACCCTAAAGTCTTTGCACTCTCTAAGGCTTCTTCTATTGTGTCAAATACAGGCTTTCCGTCTATCATTCCAACTTTTGCAAACTCCTCTTTTATTTCAACAGATTCTTCTTCATTTAATGGAGGTAATCCAATTTCTTCTCTTATTTCGTCCTGAGTCATTACTTCTCTAATAGTCTTAGAATCAAATTGAATTGTAATTGGTTTAAGTTGTACAAATTGAACAGGCATATCCATATTGTTTACTTGGAATATCTTGTGTAACACTTTTAAGATTTGCCCTTGGAATGGCATCACAACTGTATTTAAGTAAAAATTAGAAGCGTTTAAAAGCTCGTCTGCATTGCTTGAGAACCCATTAGCACTATCCAAGCCCATAAGTGTCTTAGAAGTTACCCTATGACCTGCCAGGATGTTGCTAGTAAGTAGTTCTTGAAGTGCTATATATTGCTTGTCTAAATCAGCAGGACTGATTGGAGTTATTTCAGGTACTCTTGTCTTGTCGTCGCTGAATGTTAAAATAAATTTGCCTGCATTTGAAGACCCTGTGAATTTAGCTTCTAAACTTCTTTCTATCTGATTTCTTTCTTCAGCTGTTGGTATTCCATTTGCGAAACTAATCATATAACTCCCTGAGAATGAATTACTTACATTCTGTAAATGGAATTCTGACACTAAAGAATCGCAAAGACTCCAATTATTACAAGAAATGTAATCAGCCGTATAATAAGAGTTCATATTAGGACTATAAAGACCTGTGTAAAGTATTTGATTAGGAGAAGTTCTATCGTTTACATTAAAAGCAGGAACTCTGTATGGCTTGTTCGTTCTTGTGTTTGCCCAATCTCCTGATACATAGTAAGCGTTAGTCTTGCCAAATTCATCAGGACGTTCACATCTAATCTTCTCTACAGGTATATGATAGATTTCAGCTATCTGAGTTCTGTCTTTTGACCATACAATGTTAAGTGCAAATGCTCCTTGAAGTTTAAAGTCAAATGCTACTTTTTTTAAGACCTCGTGTAGTGTTTCATTTGAATTAGCATTATTCATAAAGTTCTGAAGCTTTACTCTTGCTTCTTCATCTCTATCATCTTCGTCTGTTATGACTACGTCCTCCCCACTAATCATCTCTGAAGTGGCGTTGACGATAGCAGCCGTTATTGAACTTGAATAATAAAGGTCAATTAGAAACTGTGGATAGAGGTTTCGCCATTCGCCGTTTGCGTCGCCGTACTCAATCCAATCCTTCCCTCTAACCTCCTGCACTAATGGGGCTGTTGAGGTGCTTAAATCTATGCTTACAATTTTATCCATTTTATTCTATTATTAATTCATCAGGGTCTACATCTGTACCTTCTGCGTTCTTTTCATAACCTAAAAACGAATGTACGCAATCTACAGGAAATAACTCGTGTATTCCAAAGTCAATTTCTTCTGTAGTCATTAGGTCGTAAAATACTCCATCATAATATACAGGTGGAGTTATCTCTTTTCCATCAGGGTCGTATGTTGCAGGTATCTCTACTATCTTATTTATAAAGACTATTGCCTGAGTTCCATTTCTGTACACATCTTGAGTAACACCTTCTTCAGTTACTACTTCATAAGTACCTTTAGCAAGTAAATCAGCATCTCCTTCTGCTTTGTCTGTGTATTGTAATTTGTATATATTCATATTATGAAGTCAAAGAAGTTAATTGAGCATCTGTTAAAGCTGTCTTGTAGACTTGTGGTTGTTTTACTTTTCCGTAGAAATTTTCTGCTCCTGTTCCGTTATCAAAACTTATTTCTGTTAAAACACTTGAACCCCAAGCTACACCTGAAGAATCTACACCAACTTCAGAACCATTTACCCATAATGCAAAGTCATTTACTTTCCATTTGAATGCTACCTTATTAAAGTTGGTTTCCGTATAACTAGAAGTAGATAAGAAAGATTGTAAAACACCCCCTACAGTTGTTCTCCCTATTATCTTATTAGAAATAGAATCAAAATATAACGAGCAAAAATTACTTAAAGTACCATCAGAGATTGTTATCTTTCTCCTTGTCAAGTCGTCACTTATTGCAGCCATCTCAACAAACAAAACCCCCTCTGTACTATTAATCAAACTGCCTATACCATCTCTTGAGAATTGGTCTTGGTTTCTTGTAACTGTACTTCCTGAGGTTGGAATTATACTTGTTGGAAATGAGCCAATCTCTAACTGCATACCCCAAATACTTAAATCATAAGCAGCTCCTGTACTGTTTCCTGCAATGCCAACTATTTGAACACCGCTTGAAGATGAAGTATTAGTTATTGTATAACTGTATCTCTCCCAATCACTTGTAGCGTCATAATTTGAAGAATAATTATCCACAACATTTCCTTGTGTATTCTTTATTCTAAATTTACCTGTACCTTTAGCGTAAAACGAAACTATAACTGTTTGACTTTCATTGCTGAAGTAAACAAACGATTGAAGTAGTGAATTTGAAGATGAACCTGTTACTCGTGTTGCATTTAAAGTTCCGTCAGGTGATGTAGAGTAATTAGAAGTTAGAGTAACTCCACTTTTTACCCAAGCCGACTGACTAAAATCCTCACTATAAGTAACTAAATTAGTCCTCTGTGGTTCTGCTAATATATGAGGACAACCTCCTCCTGAGTAGTCTATACGAGGTACGTTATCTCTATCGTTTTGCTTTAAAGATATATTGTCAAAAAAAGTAAATCTATTAACAACTGTTGAATTTACTCCACATTGAAACTCTGCTGTTGTTGCTCCTGCGACAAAGAAAAAAGGAGCGTTTAAAGTTATATTATTATTTGCTGTTCCTGATGTAATATGACAAAATCCTGTTACATCTCCTGATGTATTACCTACAAATGCTTCATAAGTTTTACCGATTGTTAATCCTGTATAAGTTCTATATGACCTACCTCTATTAGTTAAATTTAAAACTTTTAATCTACCACTATCAATACTTATTTCTCCTATTGGAGCATTATCAGTCCAACCTGTTAAAGGAGAAGCACATTCAAAATCTCCACAAATTGCTAATTCACTTCCTACAATCTCAGCATAATTAACTAAACCTGCTTCATCTACTCTTGTTGCTGCTGTTGCTCTTGTAACATCCATATCAGCTGCTGTGTATTCTTTTACTGATACGTTGTCTATAGAGCCTATAAAACTTGAATTTGCAGAAAAACCTGTATTACCATTATGTCCTGATTGTATGCTTATATAAAAAGTATAATCGCCATTTGCAGTGATTCGAGGGTTTGTAGTTCCTGATGCCCCAAAAAAAGAAGTATCTAAGTGTCCTGCACTATAATTACTAATCGTAAATACCATTTTTACTATTTTATCTGCCAAACTTCCTGTATATTGATATAGATTAGAAGTTCCTGTTTGACTACCATCACAACTAGCAGTACCTCCTGAAATAGTCCAACCTGTTCCTTTAATCCAATCAGTATCAGTTGCAAAATCTCCATTAGTTACCTTCTCAACCCCCTCAGTAGGTACAGGAACAACTGCAAACAAAGTTCCTGCTTTATATCCGTTAGGAGTTACTACAATACTTACATCATCTAATAAACTCATTGTATATTATTTAATATTACTAATTGTGCTTCTAAACAAGCCTTAGCTTCAAAGTTACCACCATCAGCAATAACTCTAGCCTTAAACGCATTTACAAGTTTTTGAGTAGGTGTTAAACCCCCTTTATTACTTGAAGGCAATGACATTCCAAGTGCTAACTTCATTATACTATTTGGTCGTAGTAACCTATAGCAATTCCACTCGTCAGAGTTATAGCAGTTACGTTTAAGAACAAAGTTGTTCCTGCTGCTATAGTCGTATGTAAGTTAAGTGCTGAACTTCCTGTTACCGCTTGTATATTAGATGCAACTATTTCTGCAATAACGCTTTCTGTTACAAAGTAGACTGCATAATAATCTTTGTCAGTCATTGCTGTTGTCGTAAAGACATCACATCTATTCTTTCCTAATTGCTCTGTTAAGAGTTGTTGTACGTTTTCTATTGCCATAATTTTAGTTTATTGTCCGTAATATATATAGTTAGTTCCTGAAGGTTCAGGATGTTGTGTGTATTGTACTTGTGCCGTTCCTTTGGAGTCTGATAGATTAAGCTTGCCTTTAGTTACTAAGCCTTGAACTACTCCAATGTCATCTCCTATAGGAGTAATAACGTCAGTTTCTGTTGATGGTGCTGATTCTGAGTTAATAGTTACAGTTCTTATCCAACTTACTTCATAGACTTCATATTTCCAATATCCTGAAGGTAATAAATTAACCTCTCCTAAGAATTCACTAGGATTTGTATCTTCATAAGTGAAAGTCATTTCAGTAAATCTATTAGCTATAACTTCAGCAGGATATGAATAAACTATAGAGCCGTCCATATCATTAATGAACTTTACTAAGTGTCTTATCTGAGTTTTAGCTACAGATGTATTAATCCTATTATCTTCTGTAGATAGGTACGCTTTTATTGTGCTTTTTGTAGTTGCTTGTATCATCCTAATATATAATAGAAAAAGTCAGTTTTTATTTGGAAAAGAAAAAGGGTAACAATTAAGCTACCCTTTTAAGATTATAAGAAAACAGATAAGAAATTTAAGATGTAACTATTGAACCAAAATTAAACCCTGCATTTGTGAAAGGTCCTGTTGCTATTGGATAGTCTGCTACCATTGGAAAAGGAGAAGCCTCCATTCCGTCAAAAGTAAGAGTATATCCTCCTCTATCTCCCCAAGCTGCACCTGAGTCCATAGTTCCTGCATTAAGTTCCATTCCATTAGTAACTCCTAAAGCAACAATAACATCTGTTCCTGAAGGTAAAGTTGCGTTTAATTGAGCAAAGCATACAAGTTTAGTTGCTCCTAATAGTTTGATTTGGTTTTGGTCTTCTTTTGTAAGTCTGTTAAGAATTACACTCAAAGAAGGCGTATAGTAAATACTGCCATTTTCTCTCGAACCCACGATTGTATCTGTAAGACTAGCAACACCTAAAGGCATTGTGTATCTGTATAAGTCATTTGAACCCATTTCTAAGTCAGTAACTTCTCCTGCTGTAACAGGAAGTCCTACTGTTTCTATTGGTGCTGTAAATTGGTCGTAAACTCCGAAATAAACGAATTTTATTCCTCCACTGATTCTATTACAGTCGAGCCCTCTACCTTTTGATAAGATTCCACAAGCCATTTTTTTTATTTTTTTAGGTTAAGGGAGGAGAGGTTTTACCCCCTCCTTCCGTATTATTTATTTAATTATGATACAAGTACAACGTCAGCTCCAATACCTACTTGAACACCTCCACTATAACGAGCTAATAATCTAATGTTATCTGAACCATCTAAAGTAGACATATCTAAAAGGTCAATTCTTGAAGTTTGGTCGCTTAACAAGTCAGTTCCGAAGAATAAGTTGCTTCTTTCTGCTGCTACTAAAGTATCGTTAGTCATTCCGTTGCAAACGGCGATTTTTATTCCTTCAAAAACTGCATCATAGTCTCCATTCATAGAGTAAGCATTCACATATCCTAAAGTAGAGATAGCTGAAATGTATAAT